TGTAGGTCTTCTTGCCTTCCCATTACGATATCCTTATCCCGTGGCGTTTATACCAGTCTTGAATGGGATCATGCGGCATCTGTCGCTTCGGCACGTTCGACATGAGCGGCGTCGGTTGCTTATTCAGGTTCAACTTCCGCAGTCCACGGTACTCTTCCAGCAAGTCCAATATAACTCTCGTACCATCTGACATGCGCATCTTAGATCACCCCTGCTACTCTGGGCTGATTGGAGACTTCCGGCGTCAGCATCTGCCGCATCTTGTTCTCGACCACCTGCGGCGCTTCGGGTGTCGGTTGGCGTCTGCTATCTACTCTGCCTGGCGTCTCCGGCCCTGGTTCTTTCTCTACCATAGCACCAGCGAATTCATCCGCCATTCCCATTTGTTTAGCCGCCTCGTTCGATAACTTCGCCAGCACATCAGGATTCTCCCGCACCCTATCGTACAGAAGACGATTTCGTTCCTGACTGATATCCGCTCTTCGTGCGTATTCCTCCTGATAAGTCTCCCAACTTATCAGTTTTGCGCCGTATTCCTGCATACCCAACTGCCGCCTCTGCATTTCTAGCACAGGGTCTAACACCTCGAAGGTCGCCTTCACGTTGTAGTTGTGCTTGATGTCAGAGGGTTTGAGCACCAACCCATCGGCGCCGATACCCTCGAAGTCCTTGGTGATATCGTCCAACACGTCCACCAGCCTGAGTATCCGCGATGCCGTGAGGGTAGCGAGGTTCTGGAGTTGAATGGCGGGTGCGGCAAATTTCTTCCGGGCGGCGCTGGTGAGAATAGCTTCCTGACCAACGGTGACAACACCTTCCTGTCGGACGCCCGCTAGCGCCTGAGTGTAGGAGCCACGCTCAATATCGGCATCCACTCCCTTACCGACCTCCAACATCCACGACTGCACCTGCGGGGTAGGTAGCACGCCAAACCCCTCTTTATCGCCCTGTATAATGCCGTCACGAGCCAGTTGCAAAGCCAACTCGGAAGGTTCCCCTTCCGTAATAAGTTGGGCAAATGACACGCGCATCGCCAGGTTGTGATCCGCTGCCATTCTCTGAGCTTGCAGGATTATGGAGTCGTCGATAGGAGTCAGCAGTCCAGCGGCGAGGTATTTCGGGTCGAGTTCGTCGAGGTCGGATGGTTCCATACCGAAACCCGCAAAGGCGTGACAGTAGGGTACAAAGCCCCAGACGTTCCGTTCGGTCCATAACACATCGGTCACACCACGTATCTTGACAATATGCCACTGTGGAGTCCAGTAGTCTATTAACTCCTCGGTCTCGAAGTCTTTCTTCTGTTTCGGATTCTCGAACAGGTTAACAATGGGCCGAGCGTCCCGTGCTGTCTTGGTTTTCGTTGCCTCTTTCTTCGCCCACGACCGCTCTTGTAGCCGTTTGATAGTCTCTTTACTGCGCTTTATTGCAAAAGAAGGTTCCTTCTCGTAGGGATCGAGCAACACCCGACCCGGGTTGATAGCGCGGTAGCGTATGGGATTCCAGTTGCGTTGCTGGGACTTGTAGAGTGAGAGTGCCGCTTTGTATTCGTCGTCATCCATGCTTTTGGTGCGTTTGGGAGCCACGGGGCGGGCGGTATAGTCTAGCATTGGCCCTTCGACGGGGGCGTAACCGTAGTGAAGAAGATGACGCCCGATCTGCTTCCACGGTAGTATAGGCTCTTTGAGGGCGGAATCAGCCATGATCGCGCCGAGTCCCTTTTCCACCCTATCGGCGGCTTCCTTGTTAGGATCGCCCTCGCCTGTAGGTTCTCGTCTCAGTCTCGGCTCAAAGGCAAGTTGGGTGTCGGCTGCGTGGTCGATGACGTTGGTGGGTGTCGAGGGCCGGTAGGTCGGGCGGTTCAGGCCCTCATCCCACATTGGGTAGGTGCGATGATACAACGCATCACGCTCTTTCCACGATAGGTGGGTGTTGGCCCATATTTTGGAGTAGTGAGTGGCGTAGTCCTCGATGTAACCGGCGTCAGGTTGTTTCTCTTCCTGCGGCATATTAGCCCCCTGGTTCTTTTAGCAAATGAATTACTCCTATAATTTCCGTCTCTCTCAGCGCCACATCCCGCTCTATTTCCCACTTATCCACAGGATAGCGCAGAATAGCACCAAACATTTCTTGGACTCGTTCGACAGATAGATCATTCTGGCGCTTATATTTTTCGGCTAGGTTGGTGACAATCATCACATCATCGACATCCAAGTAGAATGAATACTGAGGGAACATCGGAATGGGGGGAAGTTCGGCCATTGTTGTCAAGTTGGGTTTACGTTCTGGGTAAACCTGCGTGAGGGTTATCGTGTCAGTGGTCATTTCTTCTCCTACCACATCTTCGGCATCTGTATTATCTTCCCGCCCGTTACACCCGCATAGGCGTGCTTCCGCATCTGCCACGCTATCGCTACCGCCATTGGGTAGTCGTCGTGCGCCCCCTCCATTGCCTCTATTCTACCATCCTGGTTGGGGTTACGTATTACGGAGTAGAACTGGCTCAATCCCTTGCTATTCGGCACGACTATCAACCCCGCATTGGTCGCCTCGATCAACTCACCCCATAGTGTATACCGGCTGCGCGTATCGGTATGCCAGCCGACTTTATCGGCACCGTGCCGCGAGGTCTTCCGTTTATAGAGTCTCGGATACCTCTCGCGCTGAGCTGCTTTGATAGCGACGATGCCCCAATCGTTGTCCTCGACCGCCCACAGCGGATTCTTGTAGACTTTCAGCATCTCCATTGTGTGCCAGGCCAGTTCTTCTGGCGGTAGCGTATTCGAGAGAATATCCGCGCAGACGTACCCGCTTTGCACATCCACCACTACCGAGGCCGAGAAGTCTTGACCCACGCCGTGGGAGGTGTCGGTACCGCACGCATACCGACTACCGATCTGCCAGCCACGGTATATCCGCACCACCCCATCCATTATCCGCATCGGCTCCCGTGCGTCCGCCTCCATCTGCTTTAGTACATCGTGGTCGAAGGCCGCCAGCACCCGTGACGGTGCCAGAGCTTCATCCTCGGAGTTGGGGTATTCCTGCTCCATATACAGCTCAGGCGACATATCATCCGTGGCAGGTACATCCGCCTTCGTTCGCTCGTACCACTCCACATCCCGCTCTGGCCTAACATGCCACGGAAAGAAGATGTGGACCCAGCCCTCACCCGACTCCTTTGCCTTCGCCCGCCGATATAGGTCCTTGAACAACGAGGTCATCTTCCGCTTGTTGCTCGTGCTCCCCATCACCATCTGCCCGCCAGCATCTATAGTAGGCTTTACCGCTGCGTAGTTGGTGTCCAGATACTCGTGGAAGTCCGCCTCGTCCTGTATTACCAACGTCGCTGTCTCCGACCGCCCAGCATCCTCCGTCGCCGGTAGCGCCGTTACCTTGCTGTTCATGCTCGGTATCGTGATCTCTCCCCTGCTGTCAACCCCCAATGCCGGTAACCATCCCTCCGGTAGGTTCCTTAGCACGAACCGCACCTTCCCTAGTATCGTCCGCGCCTCGTCCTGCCCCTTCGATAGCATCAATACTACCGCACCCTCTTTGAATAATATCGTCCATGCTACATACGCTGCCACTAACCACGAAAACCCGATCTGACGTGCCTTCAAAATAATGAGAAGCCGGTTTATCACCAGCTTCTTTGCCATTCCCATCAGGTGCGACCATTTCACAAACTTTATCCGCCCTCCCCCAGGCGGCGGCTCCATGATCCATACGTGGTCAAGAAAGTCCTCGAAGCTCCGCGACGCCAGCACATACGCTAAAGCCGCTATCCGCGTCTCCTGGCTGACTCTCTTCTTCCCTACACGCTCTTTGACCGCTACTGCCATCAGGTTTTCTTCTCCCGTTTTCTTTCTCCTAATGTACGAAGTGCCTTTGCCTGAATCATTCGTATCCGCTCACCAGTTAAATCTAATCTCCGCCCGATCTCTCGAAGGGTCTGTGGCTGACGACCATCCAACCCATAACGCCATGTTAATACTAACTGCTCCCGTTCACTTAAAATAGAAATCGCTAAACCACGTATCTGAAGTGTCTTATCGTAAGGAATCAGGTCAGCATAAAGGCAACCTTCCCCATACTTACGCATCCACCTAAACCGACCATTAGATTTGTGCATGTCCGCACTTCCTTCTCTTTGACCACTACCGCCATCTATTCGTCCCAGTCCTTTCCCTCACTCAGATTGCTTATATCTATCACTTTTTCTCGCTGTGTCCATTCCCCAAACTTTATTATCTCTTCTATCCCATCCTTCTCCATCTCCATTATTATCTCCGCATATGCCTTCAAGCTAGGAGTCACTTCTATCCACGGTGGATATTCCGATGGCGCTAACTCAAACATCTTCTTCATCCTTAACTCATCCTGAATACGAATGGACTCCATACCCGTACCATAATTGTCGGTGGATATATATCGGAATCCTTTATGCAAAAACAAGGTGGCGGAACAGGCACATCCCCAAAATGAAATCCCCTCACTTCCTCTACCCTCCCACATACCGGACACCGAAACTCGAATCGCCCCATTATTCTACCCCCCCCCCTAAATTTTTGCGCCCCTACCACCCTTTCCCCACGCCTCTCCCCTCAACCCCCTTCTCCCATGCCCCCACCACCAGAAAGGGACTCCTAATACCGATTCACCGCGCCGCATGGACACCGCAATAACTCGGGCGCTAGTTCAATGATTCCTCAAAGATTGCAAGTACCCGCTCGCCGGATCGCATCTCGGCGGCATCCCCGTAGGAAGGGGACTCCTAACCGTTACAGGTCTATGGTTCTTTATCTTATCTTCTCTTAAGATTCAACTCTTATCGAAGATTTTGCCGCTGTGGTTCGCACTATAATAGTTATGTCAACTAGCAAGCTAACCATAGCTACGGTGCCTCCCCCTCATCGTCGGTTGTAGGCTCACCCATGTCTAGGTACTCACCCTCGACTACAGGGGCCTCCAGCGCCAACGTGGTGCCGCTACGGGCATCCTGAGCGTCCTGGAGCATGGCGCGGAGCTCCTCAGTGGAAATACCCCGGAAGGTCTGGACTACCTGAATGAGGGTGTGGCTCGAGGCAGGTTGATCGTGGTAGAGACCGGCGACTTTGGCCGCCAAGTCCATCGCCTTCACGGCGGCGCTGTGTTGCTTGTCAGTGGTAGCGTTCTCATACGTGCGAGTCATGCGCTCGGCTATGAATGCAGGAGTGATCGCCACTTCGTGCATAGCTTTGAGCTGGGCTATCTTGGTGGACACCTTGGGGTTTTGAGTAAGAGCGTAGGCTTCCCTCCAAACCGTAGCTACAGCCATATTCTCGGCATCATAGGCTTCGCGATAGGCCTGCGAGTAATTGGCATACTCCACTACAAGATGGGCAAACTTCTCTTGTTTAGGGGTGAGCTCGAGGTGAGAGATAGGCGGTTTGCGTACTGGTGCCTGGGTGCTCATGGAAGAATTATAGCATGGGTAGTCTAGTGCAGTCAGGGACAGCCGTATAGACTGCCGGTAGTAGTTGCGCGGCTGCATATAGCCATGCGTCGGCGACGATGTGGAAGGTCCGAGTCTCATCGCTTACGGAGGGCTGTAAAGGGTAGTAAGGGGTAGTC